TCTTCTATTGCTTTAAAGTTACCTTGTAGTTCTCTTATAGGCTTAGCAGCTTGTTCCATTGATAACTTTAGTTGTGTCACTACTTTAAATCTAGCTTCTAAATTTTCTTTTTCAATTTTAGCTATTTTGGCATTACGAGTATCAAATACCTCCCTAGCTTTAGGATCTCTATCTAGTCGTTGTTGTGAGAAAAAAATCTTTCTCGGTACTTCTTTTACAAGGTCTTCACGAGTTGTACCTTCTAACCCTTTACCTGCCTCTGTTTCAAATAAAGATGTGCCTGTAGTAAGTAGGCTTTGCTTATTTAGTTTAGCTATGCTTTTTAATACTAGGTCTACTTCATCTCCCCAAGTAAGTAGCTTATCTAGCCAAGACATATCATCGAAAGCGTTAGCAGCATCTATCAGTTTATCTGCTGCAGATTCTAAAGTGCTATAGCTATTAACTAAAGCATCTATAAATTTTATCTGTCCAGCTAAAGTGTCTGCCTTACTATCTGTCTTTCTAGCATTTATTACATCTTTTTGGATGCTTTCTTGCTCTTCTAATAGCTTGTTACTTTCTTTTATTGAACTATTAAACTTATCATAAGCAGGTGTTAATGCACCTACGGCAGTAGCTATAGCTTTAAAACCAGACCAAGCTATGCCTATTATCGCAGCCACAGGTAGAAGCTTAGTAAAGGCACCGAACGCCGCTTTCCCTGCAGCAGCTACACTACCCAAACCTACAGCTAGTTTAGAAGTTAAAGTACCACTAGCTAAAACAGAAGTCATATTTGCTCTAAAAGCTGCAAAAGAGGTAGCTGATAAGCCTGCTTGTAGTCCCATAGCTAACTCTTGGCCCATACGTACTGTAGTAGCCCTAAACCTTGCTGCAAATGCTTGTACGTGTACTACGCCTCTTTGAAACCCAGTTTTAGTACCTTCAGCAATAGCCCTAGTAGTGGCAGCTTTAAAAGTCTCTGCATTTTTTAGTATAGCTTGAGCTTGATCTGTGCTTATTTGGTTGCCTCTAAGGTTTACAGTTTTTGCACCCTGTTCTATTGCTTCCTTAGTTTGTTTTCTAAGCTGCACTATATAGGGCTTCATAGTAGTATTCATAGCTTTAGCTAAATCAGCATCATTAGCCCCGCCGGTAATAGCTTTACTTATTGCAGACCTGTTAGTTTTAGATACTTTCTTTATTAAGGAAGGATCATCTGTAAGTGCTTGACGTACTCCTGCTCCTCCTGCATTTCTTGTTTGATAAGCATCACTGCCTTTTAAGCTGTTTTTTAGTTCTAAACCTTTCTTTTTTAAAGCATCTAATCTTGCGGTAGATTCAGTTATCCCTACCGCGAGTTTACTAGTAAATGTATTACCTAATTCTGAAACGGCAGGTATAGCCAATTTAATAAGAGCAGTAGAAATACCTATAATAGCAGCAACTATTAATGATGAATTGTTTGCTAGAAGGCTTACTATACCTGTAACTGGGCCTGATAAAAACTCTAGTATCTTTTGCCCTATATCTAGGAACTCAGCAGATAGCTTTTGATACGGTTTAGCAGTTACCTCAATATTAGCAAATTTGTCTTCACCTTGCTTTAATGCTTGGTTAAGAATAGCCTGTGATTTTTCGAAGGTAGACAAGTCTTTAGCAGACTTACCAACACTTTCAGCATATGCTTCTGTTGCAGTTGTTAACCTTATTATAATACCAAACTCATCAACTAATTCAGGCTCACCCTTTACAACAGCCTGCACTAGTCTATTGATAGCGTCAGGTACACTGCGCCCTAAAACAGTAGCAGCCTTAGTACCTATAGTAGCTAATCTTTCTAGCCCACCTTGGCCTATACCTGCTGAGGAAGCTAAGTTAGCTGTACGCATAGAGTCGGCAAAAGTTAATGCACCTTCTGAAATATCTTTTAAACTTCTGGCTATGCCAGCGTAGTTAATCCCTGTAGTAGCTGCTAGACTTCTAGCAGACTTTTCCATTGAGCTTAAGTCCGCACTAACTTTTAGTATATTAAAGGCAGCAGAAAGCGCAAAGACATGAGCCGCTATAGTAGCATATGCGCGTACTACGCCCCCCATCCCCTGCGCTTGCTTAGAGAAGTTTTTAGTACTGTTAGCCATGCCAACAGTACCTTTATTAGTGCGGTCTATTGCACCACTAGTTTCGTTAGCTTTTTTCTTTACATTATCTAACCCACCTGCTAGCTTTAGTACGCCATCAGCTTTTACTTCAACCCTTAGGGTTTTTATTACTGTGTCTTTACCCGCCATTTTTCACCTTTGCCTTCTTATTGCTTTTACTAGCATAATAAGATATATTATCTTCATCTATAATTATAATATACTCTAAGTATATTAGTTGTAAATCTTTCGGGACTTCATATAAATTAAATAGATAATCTAATAAGGATAAATCCTTGCCCGTATAGACACCAGAGAAGCTATCCATTGTTGATTTTAAAAGCCTGTATACTTGAAGAACCCGCAGAAGGTCAAAGGTTAACTCTGTCTCGTCTACGGGCATTTCTTCTTCTATAGGTGTAGAGCCTGTTATTTCACACGACTCTATGTATCTTTCTTTCGTCAACCCTTCTCTAGAAGCTGCTACAAATCTCTTTAGTAAAGATATGTCTAGTTCTATACGGTCTTGTTGAAAAGTGATACGTCGTTAATAACAGCCATAATCCAAGCATCAAAATTAGCAGAGTTTTGCACTAAAGTTAGAGCAGAATCATCTGTGTACTCTAGCTCAGCCTCAGTGTCTGGGACTCCAGTTAAGTCAGTAGGCATAAGTTCATTTAAGTACTTAAGCTTTAAACCTGTCCAACCTTTAATAGCAGAACCAACATATAGTTTATAGAATAAATCCTCATCAATAGTTTCTTCAGGTTGACGAGTTGACTTATTAAAGCCTATAGTAGTAGCTTTCTTTCTTAATGTTTGTATTAAATCTCGTGACATATACTGTACAGAGATTGTAAACCCTTTTAAATCTGGGTCTGGATAATCAACAGAAACTGTTGATGTTGAGCTTAATAGTGATTTTAAATCCATAAAATAATTCCATTATATATAAAGACCCTACCTCTACATATATTATATAACTAAAATAAGCTAGCTGGGTGAGTAGGGCACCCAGCAATACATGTCAACACATACTTTCGCTCAAAAAACATACTATACTACTAAACTGTAGCGTAGTACCTAACTAATAGCTCATCTGTAGTATCAATATCTTGACCTAAAGCTGAGAATGCGATGTCTAAACCTAATACATCATCTGTTGCAACTGCTGGAATTACTAAGTGCGCATGTTTCATTTCAAACTCTACACGCGGAGTAGCATTACCACCAATTTTTAATAACATTTCAAACTCTTGTGTTACTGTAGTTGTGTCTGATACTAAATCAGATAGTAAACCACCGGAGTTGCTAGTACCTGTATTTAAGTAACAAGTAACATTACCAGAAACACTTCTAGCACCAGTAAATGACCCGATTGGGTTATTAACAACACCTAACTCTTCTGGAGTTAAGAATGTTACACCATTATCAATAGATAATGAGCCACCAGTGATAGCAATGTTATAAGGTTTAAGAGAACCTTGTCCTGTTGTTGCACTACCTATAGTAACGTAGTTAGAGTCCATAGTAGCTAGCAAGGCATTAATAGCCCCGTCTGCAACAAGCATTACAGATGTGGAAGAAGAACTAGCGGAAGTAATAACTAAATCACCGTCACTAATTTCTGCATAAGCACCGTCTAGTTGCTCGTTGATTTCATTTACGATATCTGCTACCGTATCGCCTACTATAGTAGCAGGATCAATAGATACTATTTGTGTAGCTCCACCATCAACAGTAATATCAGCAGTATATACTGTTGCATCTATCAAACCGTGTAAGGCTGTAGCATCTAGGAGTGTAGCGTAATCTACAGTCCAGTAAGCTGATGTAGTAGCTGTAGCTTTAGCTATGCTCATAACAGATAGTTTATTAGTAATAAACTCTGCATTTGCAGCAATAGCTAGGAACTGACCTGCTTGTGGGAAGTTTGCTGTAACTGTTTGTTCTGTTATCTTTAAGCCTTGACCAGCCCAAGCAACAGAACCAATACCTTCGATAGAGAAATCAATTTCTGCTGTGTTAAGGATAACATCCTCAACATGCATAGTTGTGTTTTCTAGTACGAAGAAGAACTGTAACGCTAATAGTTGATGCACGTTTGAATTTTCAAAGTCAGCCTCAAAGTATGTAGCACCCGATTTAGTGTTAGTTCCTACAGGCCCTGCGCCAACTAGAGCTTCCCATAGTACTGATTCAACAGCTTTATGTGTAGTGTCTAAGTAAGGTCTTAGGTATGTACTTACTGATACTTCGGCGGGGTTTAGTGCAGTGTTAAAGATTCTTTTACCACGAGTTGGTGCAATACCAGCCTCTGATAGAGTTACTTCCTGCGTTGCAGCGTCTTGTGAAAAAGAATATCCATCTAATACTGGTATTTCAAAGGTATTAGATGAGGTAAACCCTGTTTTCACAGTTGAAACGTATAGCTTCGTGCTGCGGGATAAATTTAAAGCCATTTTTTGCTCTCCAAAATATTGTTCTAGTATCAGTAGTTATCCGACTATTATCTTTATACTCTGATACTTATTTAACTTGGTACTGAGCTACCAAGTCTACTTCTGCAACCCCGTAAGGAGCTAACAATCCTTCATCTGTGGTAATAGATACTATCCTTAGATCTTCTATCTTATCTGAAGTGTCTGTGTTGAAAACTAAATGATAGTTAGCATCTACTACCTTTTCTATATCTTCTAAAATTACCTCTAATTCATCTAGAGGGTTATCATCTGAGTTTACATATATTTTTACAGAAATAGATAAGTAGCCCCACTTAAAGCTAGCAGGCAGGTACTCTCTTTGTTCCGCTCCTGGAACTACACACAAGTGTGGGTAGTCATTTACTTCATCCCAAAAGAGAAGTTTTCCAGTTACATTATCATATACATTTGCTGTATAAATACCTTGCCCATTTATTTCTTTAAATAGCTCTACTAGTTTTTCTGTTATTTTTGATCTGGCTGACACTATCTAGCCCTCCTAGTGAATATTCTGGACTTACCTATATTATTGGCTGCCATTTCTGCCCTTAAAAGGTCTCTTATAGCATTGCCAGCTATCCTGTTAGGGTCCCGACCTCTAGAGCTCCACCTATTTGGTTCTCCAGCAGGGTCAAATACGTCATAAGGCTCTGCTTGGTAGTTATAGTATGCCGTTATGCTGCTAGCGGATAAGGTAACTGCAGTAACTAGTACTGACTCTGAGAACCTACCTGTCTGATTTCTTAGATACCTTTTATTGGAAGGCGCTCCACTGGCATGCATCCTACCTCTTACAGCTTCAGAAATATTGTCATTAAGCGCGCCTAATATACTATCTAAGCTACTCTGTGACCTTTGGAAGCCTTTAGAATCTACTACGTGGTTTTTGATGCCTACAGTAGTACTAACTGTTTTAGTGTTAGCATTATACTTACTATTAATTGCCTTTACTTTCTTAGATGTAGCTGTAGGCCTTTTCTCGCTCATGTAGTTTAGCATCTTACTTAGTTCTATTTGCAGTCTATTTACTGGGACAGAACTTGGGCCACTTAGTTGATCTTCTGCTGCTTTCTCTAACCTATTGAAAATATTTCTAGTCCGTGTAACATTATCCTTGGGTACAATTAGTGTAATGTTAGTGGTGAACTTGCTTACTTGTTTGGCTAGACTAAGGGTGAACCCTGACTTGATGCCGTATCTAGAGTTTAAAGTTATTAGTTGGTTATTGGACTTGTTAGATACTTTTAAAACTGGAGGATCTGGTAGGTCTTTACTTTCAGAGTTCACAGCCTCGTTTGATCTTCCCGCTGCAGCTCTTAGGGTGTTATTTAATCGCACCTTCATAGAAGTGTAGTCATCTGTTATAATGGCTATCTGGTCCCCTTTAAGGTAGTACAGGTGTTGAGTGCCTCCTAGCCCTGCTAAGTCCTGCTCATTCAGTCGCTGTATAGAAGGTACTCTGGTTCCTTTTGATCCACCTACGTTAGCTAAGGCTGAGCCTTGTAACTTTTCGAATACTTTACTTCCCATCTCAGCACCTAAGTTGTTCCTTAGCTCTGTTTTAGATAGAGAAACTATATGTATAGACCGAGCATGTTCTTTATCAGTACGCCCTATTATTCGTTCTAAGGTGCCTCCTAGCCTATTGGCTATCTTTCGAAGGTCTCCAGTTGTAGTACTCATTTAGTATATAATTCTATATAAGTCCATCACTCGTTTGATATGAGGTGGAAGACTCTTAGTTACAAACTGAGTTATTTCCCCCGCTCGTCCCATAGACTTCTCAGGAGTATAATCTTCATTTTTGTAATAGTCTACTAAGTCTAAGCAGGCTATTTTTAAATCATCTGGGGCTACTTCAAAGCCTCCAGCATACTCTACCTTTAAACTATGGTGTTTAATACGGGTGCCTGGGGTAAACTTTGATCCTGTTGCAGTAGTTAAGTAGCCGTCCTCTATGTCTACAAAGTAATCTGTGTTCTCTACTAGTAGGGTGTTAGTTACGCCCCCGTCGGTAGATACATTAACAGCTACTACGTTTACTACAGGGAATTCGTCTAGGTATACAGTACTGTTGGCTGTGCCATCGAAATACTGGGTTAGATTATTGCCTGTGAAATGGTCTACAAATTTTCGGTTGCAGTAGTGTTTTACTAGAGCGTTAACAGCATCTGTAATGTAACGAATCTGATCGTCTTTGTCTGGATTACTTATACTTTTGTACGTTTTATACTCTGCTACAGTTACTAATTCTGCCATCATTTCCCTCCTTTAGTACAAAAAGGGGGCTTTCGCCCCCAATTTCTTCTTACTTAGCTTACGCTACGTAGTTTAGAACTGATGAACCAACACCGCCGATAATAGGGATGAAGCCCATACGTCTAGAAGCTACTAGTACCGATCTTTGATATTCTACGTTTTTATCGCGTTCGATCATAAGGCCTCTTAACTCGCCTCTAATGAAGTTTGATGTATTAACGGCAACTGCTGCTGCATTACCAATAACTACTGCGTCAAACTCACCAGATACAATAACTGGAGAACCGTTAACAGAACCAACTTGGCCAGTTAATAGTGTAGCATTCTGCAAACCAACCAGGTCTACTGTTCTGAAGTCTGGGTCATCTAGTAAGTCATAGTAAGCTTCTTGGCTAACGATGTACTTAACATCTACAGGGTTTAGACCTCGAACACCAAGACCACGACGTACTGTCTGTAAAATAGCAGCTGTAGTCTTAGCACCACCACCGATGCTCAAAGTAGTAATTGCTGCACCAGCTGCTGCTGTTGCAAGTGTTGTAATACCAGAGATAGGAGCTGATGCACCCGCACCTGTGCCACGTAAGAGAGCCATATCAGATGATTTAGCCATTCTACGAACTACTGCATCACGGATGATTGGTAGTAAAGGGACAATTGAGTCTTCAATTTCCTCGTAACCGATGTACTCTTTAGCAGCTAATTTATAGGCTGTTAATGTAGTATCTGTGATGTCGTGCTCTACTGCTGTACCTGTAGATGCAGCTGTGTCATTGTAAGCAGCAGCGCCAATCCACTCGCCGTAGCCAGCTTCAGGGTTAATAGGTAAATGCATTTTAACAGTTGTCATGTTAATACTGCGGAACAAAGGCTCAATAACTAACTGTTCACGGATATCCGCTAATACGTTAGTTGAGAACTGTTGTTCCCAATCTTGTGTTAGTGCAGAGTGATGGTCTGTGGGTGCTTTTTCTAGGATACTGCCCGCGAACCTAGTACTATATGCTGATTTACCTAAGATTTTACCTAGTAGTACTGCGCTATCAACATCAGCTTTTGCAATGTTAATAGCATTTTTTTCTTCGTAGTGCATTTTGCTCTTGTTCATTGCTACGATTTCTTCTTGCTTTTCGTTAAGCTCTCCACGTAAACCCTCAAGGCTTTCACTTAGAGTTTTTTCGTTATCTTCAAAACGTTTTGTTAGATCAGCAATTAGTTTTTCTGTACCTGAAGTACCAACCTCAATTGCTGCTGCTTTTTCTGTAGCTGCTTTTTCTACTGCTGCTTTTTCTGTAGCTGCTTTTTCTGTAGCTGCTTTTTCTTCTGCAGCTTTAGCTGTAGCAGCTGCAATGCCTTTTGCGATTGCTTCTTGAATTTGTTCTGGTGTCATTTGTATCTCCAATGTTTTCGTGGCTTTAGCGTTTTCTGATTCTGGTACATTTGTAGCTTTGTCAGCTTCAGCTTCCGTCTGTTTATTTATATTAGCTTGCTTATTTTCTGAAACAAACTCTTGTTTGAAATCTTTGTAGTCTTCTACAGACTCAAACTGTTTAGATACACTAAAAGTACTATGTTGGTTTGCAGGTACGCTTACCACAGAGACTTCCAGTAGTTCCAAATCTTTAATCACGAAAATATCTGTTTCGTTATCGTAATCAGCATCCTTAACAATAAAGCCTACACTAAAGCTCTTTAAGATGCCTTCTTTAATCATTTGATAAACATTACCTGCAGCCTTACTTATCTCCGCTGTAATGAATAAACCTTTAGAACTTACTGAGTGGCTTACCATTTGTCCAATAGGGTTATCATGTTTATGATAGCCTAAAATGATAGGATTGTTTAAGTAATCTGAAAGCCCACCTTTTTTCCAAGCTTCTTCTAGGATTACGTCGCCAGCTCTATCCTTATCGGTAGTATTGGCCCAGCCAGAAATTAATAAACTACCGTCATCATCTGCTTTCTCTGTGATAGCAAAATTAGACGTTAGCTTTAACAACTTTGTCATATTTTATCCTCTGTTATGTGACTTTTTTTATTATGCATCTGGACTCTGAGCAGGCTTTCCGCCTAAATCAGGATCAACAGCACTACCTGCTACATTAGCTGGAAGTACAAGTTCGTCTGCAAAATCTTGGTCACTTCTTTCTAGTCTTAGTTTTTCTCTTGCTTCATTTCGAGTAATGATGCCTGCGTTAACTAATGATGTGTAATACGCTGATTCATCTCGTAAATCGGGTCTTAGGGCTAGAATGTTTTGGTAAACCGGCTTAAGATCGTAACCAAAGAAAGTTTCCAGCGCCTGTGTAAGCTTTAATACTAAAGGTATTACAGTTGCTGTATAAAACAGTTTTTGGTTGGGGGATATGTTAGCGTTATTACCTGCGTCTAAAAGAATTGGTGGGACACCTATCGCTTTTAAAATCTTTCTTTCTTGTGCACTTATAGAGTCTGCAAAATCCAACTCTTGGAAGTCGCTAGTGCCTAAATATTCTATTTCAAATTCACCATCTAGGATGATTGGTCTACGCCCCCCATCCTTAGGGTTATATAATCTTGACCAGTCTGCTCGTACTCTATCTTTTATTTTTTTAGATAGTATATTAGGTGTTTTTAATACTAACCCTGGCACTGTGCCATTCTTAAAGAACGACTCTTGGAAGTTGTTCATATTCTGTAGTATTCTTAAACTACCAGAAGCTGATACAAGTCTAGAAGTTCCTCTATAGATAGAACTTGCACTGTTATCTCTTACATGAATGATCTCTTTTGTTGAAAAATCAGTAGCTCCGTACTTGTACATTTTTATGAAGCTTTTCTTGTCTGTAATTATTTCCATCTTGTTAGCGGGTATATTATACAGATGAGCCCCATCCCAGTAGATAAAGGCATCGCCTTCAAGTATTAAGTCTAAGTATATGTTTCTTTTGAACAAATCCGCGTTTATATGTGGGTTTGGTCTAAAGTTTATAAGCTTTTCAACCTTCTTTGGTCTTACAGAGGTTTCTACCGTAGATATACCACTGATCTTACCCTCGTTTAAGTCCATTGTAATCTCAGCGGCAGAATCTACTAGTAAGTTTACACCTCGATTAACTACCTCGATATAGTTATAAGCTGTTTGGTACGTTATAGGTGTTGCTGTAGACTGGACAGAATAGCCTTCGTCCATTGCCATCTCTTCTTGGGCGGGGTTTAGTTTCTCTATTAGGTTATTAATCCACCCCATAGTATCTGTTCCTTTGTTTTAGCACCCAACGCTGTTGCTTGGCTGCTGTAATTAGGGCAGGGGCTTTACCATATACTTTGTGTAAGCCTTTGCCTTTCTTAGCTTCACCGTTACCTGTGTGATGAAATGCACATAGTGTTACGGTATGTTCTGGAGAGACTAGTAATTCCTTAAACTCCTCAATAAAAATATCTCTAACTCTTTCTATCTCTTCAACGGTTGAAATACTGTGTCCAGTTTGTTTCAGCCATTTATCAAACAGCAAGGTTAGGGTATTATAGTGGTGTAGCTCTAAGTCTTCTGAGGTTCCACATATATAGCACTCATCAGCTTTTATATATTGTGATTTTACCTTGTCGCGCACATACTTGATAGGAAAACGCTTTAAAGAGGTCATACAGCTTGCTCTCTTTCGAGGTAAGAAGTATCTTCAAATTTGTTACTTTTACTTAAGTTATCCTCTGCAAATAGTAGCTGTAGATTGTCTTCGCAATGAAGCCCACATACGTTTTTACCTTGTAAAGGCACTATATGGTCTACATGTACTTTACGGCCAGTGCGTGTTGCTTCTATCATTTATTACCTCCCACAAGGTATGTAGTAAAAGGCTACTAACTGATGTGGGTCAGGTTTCGCCTAAAAATCTTCACTCTTTTAAACCATTATACTAAAAACTTCTGAGGATGTCAACATAAAATTTACTTTTTCACTCAGCATACTGGCTACCAACCTACTTTGGACCCACCTGCAAAAAGCTTATAACAGCGTACCACACCACAGAAGCTAAAATACCTAGAGCCCCTATTATGGTGGCTCCTGCTAGTTTTTCCCTCATGTGTCTCCAGAAATCAATTGAACCTTGTCTTTCTTCTAGTAGTATTTCCTGCTTAGCTGCTACATCTCTTAGTGTGTTCATAAGCTCTATATTCTGCACATTAGTTAGCCTTTCATATCCAGTACTATCTCTAATGCTATTTTCTAGGCTTACTAGTATTTCTCTGTGTTCCGACACTTCAACCTCTAAGTTATGAACCGATACATTAATACTACTGTGTCCTTCTATTAAGCAGTTTATTTTTTCTTCGAGGTTTTCGCTTTCCATACTCATTATTTTAATCCTAAAAAATTTAGATAAGGTTAGTACCTTTTGCTTAATATAAAACCCTATAGTACTATTATTAGTGGCTCTAGCTAATATAACACCTGAACCAACTTTAGAATATTTATATTATTTACTTTAAACCTATGAACTTTTTGAGTGTCAATAGTTGTTTAAATTTATCACCTATTGTACCTATGATTGGTGATTTAGTTATATCGGTGTTAAGTAATGTATCTGCATTTTCTTGCCCAGTGCTAGTATTAATCACTAGCATCTTGCCTGTCTCAGTCAAATAATGTTTAATATCTTTCTTTATAAGTAATGCGTGTAGTAATCTCTGAATCGGGAATAATTTAACTTCTTTCTATAGTTCTTTAAAGTTCATAATACGTTCCTATTCTGGGCCTGTTATCTCACGATCAAATGCATTAGTTCCTACAGTCCCACCTACATACAGTGTCTGAACATCTGTAATTGTTGTGACATAGAAGTCTACACCATCATCTATTGCTATATGATCTGCTGTGCCTTCGGCATCTATAGAGATCCCTGATTGTGCAGAAACGGTAGCCTTTCCTCCGCTAACGTCACCATCAGCAATAGTAAAGTCTGCGTCACTTATAGTGCCTACGGCTAGGGCTTTTGTAGTAATGTCTCCGATAGAGGTAGGCTGTCCTGCACATATTGTAAAATTAGTGCAGGCTTTAAATGTATCTAAGCCCCCCTTCTATCATCCCGTTTGATGCAAATTTACCCATTATGTTTACCTTTATGGGTAAATTTAGTTAGTAGAAGATTATAGTCTTCGGTTGTTTTAGGCAAATAGCCTATCTACAGTATAGTGATACTCTACTATACTGATATTTTTGAATAAGAACCGGGAATGTCTTCAACTACATAATCAGCTTGTAAATTGATTTCTCTTGCGATTGCTAATTCACCTTCTGAGGCTTGGTCTCTATCCCACGTTGCTAATTTTTTCTTCATTATGTGGTGGTATAGTGGAGGAACCAGTGCTACTGTAAACTCTGTGAAATATCCCCAACCACCATCAGGTGAACCCACTTTATCTAGTTCCCAGAAATGTGTTTCCCCTCTATCATGGTGGTCGCCTTGGCGTCCAATTTCTATAAAGAACCACGCAGAGAAAAGGTTGCTAGCATCCCATGAATGTCTGTAATCAATAGGTTGACCTTTTTCACGAATTAAACCATAATGTTCCATGTAGTTTAAAGCTTCTAGCTCAAAGTTTGCAACTGTCCAAACTAGGAACATACATGCTATACCTAATAAACCGCCAGCCCAAGCAAATAAAACTAGTGTTGGTAGGCTCATTAAGTAACCTCTAATCCAGCGATTATCAAACGAGATAAACGATTTTCTTAGTTTAGTTAAACGTTTTTTCTCCATACTAAACAAGAACTTTGATTGTCCCATGTGAGATAGCCAAAAATGTTTATAGATTGATCGTCCTCTTGGTGCTGTTGCTGGGTCATCTGAATGCCCTAACTCTAAGTGATGGTTGTAAACATGAGCGTAGCAAAAATGAGCTGCACCACTAAGTCCCATCATAAGTCTTGATATTATAAAGCTAAAGCCTTTTGTATGTGCCAGCTCATGCCCGTAAATAATACCGATACCTGCAAAGATACCTGTAGATAGTGTAGCGCCAATTAACTCTACGCCAGTAATTCCCATTTGATAAGCTATACCCATGAACATAGCTGGGTCAATAGGAACGCCACCAACATACTGAGATACTCTCCATACTAGAGCAAGCTGTAGAAAGGCAAATATAGGCAACATTATATACATTACTGCATTTTGAAGCCAGGCGAGCCCGTTAGTCTCCCCATTATTATCAAACCCCGCACCTGTTGTGCGTAAAGACATACTTAAAGTATCTAGTAAAATACCTACACCAAACAGTGCCACACCTGCCCACACGTATGGGCCGCCTATTAACACACCGATCATACTGGCTACTATAAGTATTGGTGCCATAAAATACCGCATGTTAATAAGAACTTTTTTCATAAAATCTTTCATAATCTTTTTTACTCTCCATTAGTTGTTAATACAAACTATAGGATGGTATAGATAAGGTTATCCATAGTTTAATGTTGCTCTGTCATCCCACACGCTAATAAATCCATCACTGCCATTAGCAAAATCTTCAGATATGTCACCGTTTGAGCTTAGGTCTATAGTAGTTCTAGATATGCGCCAAACCGCTGCGGAAGTTAAGGCTCCTGGGGCTGCTGTACCCTTATAGATGAGAGTATCAGTAACAAAGTCTGTTCTTTTCTTGTACATAATTTCTGCCTCATCTACATCTACATTCGGAGGGTTATTGTTTATTTCTATATAGTTCCGAGTTGTTTTCACGTCTACATATGTGAACTGCTCTACTACATCTATATAGTTAATTACTTTCTTTATATCTAAGACAGTCGCTGCTTGTTGTACTATGTCTATATAGTTATTAACTTGGGTTACAGTTACGTCAGTATTATTTTCGATAAACTCTAAATAGTTAATTACTGGCTTAATGTCCACATAGTTTTTAGTTTCAGACAATTCAATAAAGTTCCGTTTCATCTGAGCAATTACTTCATTTATTGAAGTCTGAATGTCTATATAATTTTTAGTTTCATTGACTTCAATCGGCATCTTAAGTTCCTTGAACCCTTGATATAGTGCCTGTTAGTTCTTTTTCAGGCTCCTCTCCTAGAGGGGTTAAGTAAAGGTTATATATAACTCTATCCCAAGTGTACGCTGCTATAGTTGCAGCAGTCACTGTAATAGTAATATTATTTTCAGCTGTACCTAAGGTAATACTTCCATTTTCTGTGGTGAGGTCTACTTCTACAGTAGAGCTACTTAGCCCTTTCTTCGCAGATAGTCTAGCTGTGTACCCTGATAAATTTAAGGCTAGTTTGTTCTCATCTCGCTTAGTAATTACTAGTGTAAAGCCAGCACCCTCTTCAAAAACTAAGTCCAAAGAGCCTGCCTTTGGCGAAATAGTTTTTGCCATTATGCATTCCTCTCAAAGTGATTACCATCTGGTCTAGAGAAGTCCCCACCCCAGCGGTTCTTATAGTGCAAACCTTTCCAAAACTCACCAAGTTCTTGATATGCTTTAGAGTCGGCTCTATACTTATTGTTTATGAACAGGTTTAAATCAATAGCTAGTCTGCTAGTATGTAGGCTCCTTGCTATGCCTATCCCTTTTTTAGCGTTTAACTCAGCCTGTTCTGGTGTTCTATAAAGCTCTGATCCTGTCAACTTATAATCTTTATCAGGTCTGTGCTCTGCATAGTATATAAGTGCTGCTACGTCCTTAAGGAATTCCCACTGTTCGTTAGATAAACTCATTTCCCGCTACCTCTATTACTAAAGGACTTGCTAAGGCAGTTACTCCCAGTACTTGGGTATATTCTCTTACGTTGCCATTAGCTGCTTCATTCATGCTTACTATTGCCATTTTATTTAGTTCCTTGCTGTGTTATGAAAGTATAAAACCTAAAATTTTCTAGAGAATCCTACCTATTTTAGTCTATTATACTAAAAAAACTTATGGGTGTCAATATTTTATTTAGTTTTTCGCTACCTGCAAGCATAAAAAAGCCCACAATTACGTGGGCCTATTATTAGTACTCATCTTCTCCCAAACTTACCTGTGGGTAATCCCTTGAACAGTTTAGGTGCAGATACCCGTCTTTCTTGGGTATCGTCCGCACACTGGCACTGAGGGCAAATGATTTGCTCAGTTACACTTCTTACTAGTACTTCGTAAACGTGGTCACATCGCTTACATCTGTAGTCGAATATTGGCAT